TGTTGCGGCGAGTTTGGCGCAACTGTAGCATGGTGAGCCGTTTAGGATGAGTGTCGAGTTTTGTCGTGCTTGTGGGTTGGCCCAAAGCAGCGCGTTTGCTTCGGCGTGGATCGCAATGCAATTGTCATAGATGCTTCCGCTGGGTGAGTTATGTTGTTGTCGTGGGCAATAGCCTTGTGAGCAGTGGCCTTGTCCTGGTGCTGAGCCGTTGTATCCTTGTGAGATGAGGCGTTTGTTGTTGCCAATAATGTATGCCATGTATTGTCGTTTGGCGCATGTGGAGAAGATGGGGGCGGTTTGCCATGCGGTGGCGTACCATTGTGCTTCGTGGCGTTGTAACCCCGCCCATGTAAATGTGTGATTTATGAGACGATCCTTTGGACGATCCTTTGGGTTAGTCATTTTTTCGGACGTTGCCAAGATGGTTAGAGGTGGCTGCTGAGGGGTCGTAAGAAGGCCCTATTTCCTTCTGTATCCTTTTTTAACCACATAAGCCCTATCGTGGAGTACCCTACAACATCATACAAAGTATCAACGATAGTTTCTCCCTGTACAGCATTGACCCCGACCGCTGTGTTGAAGTCGTTTTGTGACCGCTCCATAATGTTTTCTAGGCGGGCGATCTTGTCGTGGATTCTGATAAGAAGCCCTGCGGTGCCGAACTTGGAAATGTTTTCAGAGCCGTAGTCCCGCTGCTTTGAGATGAACAGATCTACAAGCACATCAGGGTCCGGCTTATATCCTGTACTAGCAAGAATGTTAAGAGCATGTCGTGATAAGAACGACCACATTGCACCTGTAGCATATTCTGCTAAAGGAGAAGTTGTATCTTGAAGATTCTTCGTAGCCGCAATTGTTTCCTCTAACTTATGACGCATCATCTTTACCATAATAGATAAATCTGACATGCCTTCACTAAAAGCTAAATCATAGATTTCTTTTACAATAGAATCTGCTGCTTGTTCCCAGCAACCTACTGGATAATAACTATTATCCGTTTTCACTTTCAACCCTCTTTCTCTCTTCTTCTTGCTTTTGTTCTTGTGTCTTAAGAAACTCTTCTAAGACATTGTTAACATGAAGCCTGATTGCTTCTTTAATGACAACACGGTTAACATCGCCTGTAAGGACAGCAAGAATCTCACCATCGTCAGACATAATCTGTGTGTCACCAAATACATAAGTTTTAGTCTGCTCTTCAAGAGCTTCATTTAACTTTGTTAATCTGCGTATCTCTGCACGCATTTCTTCTGGGGTTAAAATAACTTCATCCACGGCGAGCCGCCTTTCTTTCCTCATCGGCATCTACAATCTCGTAAACACCGCGCTTTATCTTCTTAAACCAACCAATGTTGCTGTTAATAAAGTTGTACATTGTAGGCATACTAATTTCGCAAGCCTCAGCAATTTCGGTAGGGGTAAGAACTTCACCAATGTTTCCTTTAAGAAACTCAAAGATTTCATTCTTTTTAGAAGAGCGTTTTCTGGTGGGCTTAGCCATACTGGCCTCAAAACCAAATTCATTCCACCAATGCTTAGCATCATCTTCGGTTATGGAGTAAAAGCTACAGATCTCCTGTAGGGACTTCTCATTGAAGTAGCCGGTAATGACGCAATAACCTGCCCTACCAAGTTCAGGTCTTTGGGGATTGTAACTGTGATTTACGAGCTTTATTAGTCTTTCCTTTTCTTGCAAACTGATCATAGTCAAACTTTCCCTTGCTTACTACTCTTCTTTTAATGATGCAATTCTTAAGGACCGCCGTGCCGCCCGAGTAAGTCTCGTTACCAAAGTCGTAATTTGCGGCGATAAACAAATAGTCATCGTTTTCTCCGACGAGGTAACCGACAGCAGACAGAATCCTCAGTTCATGCTTCTCGTCTTCATCATACCAGTCGTCGCCCATCCCGTAGTGGTCTTTCCAAAAAACTTCCACGACCGGATAAAAATTCTTCTCCATTTCTCCTCACATATGGGTAGACCCCCCGCACCGTAAATAATCTTTCGAAATACTTACAGCCAGAGGGTCTACCACGAACTTATTATATCACTCTTGGTCTAAGTGCCAAGTAATGTGATCATCCAATTTATTGTCGATATGCTTTACATCTTCTCTTAGCTCTTGAAGTTTATCTCTCACAACGTTGTGATCTGCTCGATTTTCTTTTCTAAGAGTATTTAATATTGCCACCATAATGGTACCCACCGTTGTTATTAAAGCAACGATGATACCTCCTAGGACGGCATCCATCACTCACCGGCAATAAGCTGAACAATCTCTTCAATTGACTTATCGAAGTCGCCGTACTCAGCGGCATGGTCCTCAAGAATGGACACCAAATCAGCCTTCTTTACAGGATCAAGAGGTACAGTCGTAGCAGCAGGTGCTGCTGGGTCTGGCCCATCCGTTGAAGAACCGCGAGCACCACCAGCGCTAGGTGCTGGCTTTTGCTCTGGCTCAAGTGGAACTCGAATCATAGCCTTTTCCAACTCCTCAGCACGCTGCTCATGCCAAATGGCAGCTTCCTGATGTTGTTTGGCCATCTCCTCGTTCCATGACTTCATTTCCATGTGGTGAGCCTTCATGGTCTCCACATTGTCATAGGGTAGATTAATGATCATTGTTATCTCCTTATCACTTCTTACTGCTTCGGGGATGTCCCTTTGGCAAAAGATCGTTATCTGTTGTGTAATTTGGGTTTGAAGGTCTGCCATTACGCAACAGATAAAGGTAAGCGTTTACCCTTGCCATTGCCCATTGACCTCTCGTCATACCCGGACGATGCGAGGTGGAAAAAGCCCCAGCCCCACGCCTATATACAGCTTTCAATGCTGACATTGTAGCACGTTTTGAAGCGGCATCGCCATGCTTCTTGTTATGTGCTTCCATCTTGGTCTTCAAAGACCCTGTGACTGCCTCTGAGAAGGAGACAGAAGAGCCAGACCCAGCCGAACCCCTACGGTTGCGTCGTGACCCGCTTCTTCTCTCAGAGGGCTTTGCCGGAGTTTTGCGAGGATCGTTTTTCCCCGGACGACCGTAAGTGACCTTGCTTACGTCGTCATCCATGTCATCTTCCTCATCAGCCTCAGGGTTCACCATACCCTTAGGGATGACGGCTAGACGGCATTTACCTTCCGGCTCAATTTGCTGCTGCAAAATGCGGCAGTTCTTTTCATCAATATGTAGTGCACAGTTTGCACACTTTACGCCGATCTTGGCGTCTTCATTCTCCTCACCAGACTCAAATCCGACCCAGACACCCTCGTCATCAGCGTTAAACTTGCCATACTTCTCGGTAATTGCAATAAGGGCATTAGCAAACATGCGCTCTTCTGGATCAAGCATGTCAAGATAATCTTTACCGTGACCTTCTTCTTCTTGATCGTCCGGCGGCATATTGTGCATATCTTTAACAACATCTAATAGATATTCATAATTATCGGTTGTTTCTGGTAAGAAGTCTGCATAAGTAAACACTTCTTCTGCAAGAAGAACGTCTACCAAGAAGTCGTACTCTGTTTCGTCAAAGTCAACAGACTTTCCAGTAAAGCCTGAGGCGTAAGCAGCTCGCTCCTGCTCTCTAGCTTTTGACCTTGCTCTTTCCATTCCGGCTTTATCTCCTTCCGTATAGGTGTAGCACTTTCCAGATCCACCAAAACGAAAGCCTGGTTTTCCGCTGTCAGAGCACCTTTCAACTGGCATAGTACCTATAATATTACCATATTATTGGTAAATTGTATAAAGCTCGTCACGACTCCATCGCTGAACTGGAATCTTAACATCTCCGTAATACCAGTAAGCTTCTTCGCTTGAATAGTATATGCGAGCATATGCTTGCATTGCGCCTTCATCATAAACAGGACAACCCGGATTTGGGTCCAAGTATAAGGCTTTGAAATGATATGGATCTTTCTCATAGTGTATTGCATTAACAATTTTTAGCTCTGCATTACAATACGGACAGCGTTTTTCTGGATAAGGAAAATCTTTAATCACTTTCCCCATTATCATGTTCGTCGTCCTCCTGTTCCTCAAACATTAATTCTACATCATCATCACTATCGGCGCGTAACCTCTCAGCGATTTTTGACTGAAGCATCATTGCAATCAACTCATCAAGTCTCGATGATGCAATTTCAACTCCATCCATCAAGCAGTTAGCTTCGTCAATAGAAATAAAATGATTATCAGATGGAGCAACTAGCATAAAAGCTGGAGCGTAGCCTCCTTCAAATGGGACGGCCTTGATTAAAAGAGATAAAGTCTCTAACTCATCCAGAGAGTCATCACCTTCGTATGGAACAATTCTCACTTAGTCTTAATCCTGCCAGTCATGGGTAGTATAAGTAATTGCAATCCAAAAGAAATTAGCATTACTCCCAAAATATTTGGTTTGAAATTAAATACCAGTTCAGAACCGTAAGATATACAAATAGATAGCAAGGCTATGTAAACAGTATAAATTAAAAATGCTTGACCAAAAGTTAACTTATTCATTAAATAGCAGTCCTTTCATTTTTAACAAACGATTTGTAAGCTTCTGGGACGCAGACTCTTACCATATCTTCAATCGCCTCAGCATATGCGTTAATTTCATACTGAGCATGTGAATCATTTCTTAGTGATAAGAAGTTTAACAGGCTTCGTAAATTTACAGTCCACACAAATTCTGTATATTGCCCTACGGGAAGAACAGATCTTGCAAGTTCCTTTGCTAGATCCATGCTTAGCAATTCTTGATAAACTTGCTCTGCTATTTCATAAACTTCAAGAAATCTATCTTGAATATAATAAATAAGAGAAGGGTCTGTAATTTCTTCAAACTCATAATGACCAGGCTTACCAACTTGCTTACGAATTGTTTCTGCTGATGGTACAAAAAAATCTAGTTCATCTGGAACGTAGTATCTCATACTCATTTCATTAAATGATGACCACCTATGCCTAAACCACTCTCTAGCCACAAAAATTGGACACTTAACATAAAACTTAAACACTACATGCTCAAAGGGAGTAGCGTGCTTATTCTTCATCAAAAAATCAATAAGGCCCGCAGCTTTATTATCCATCTCAGTCTGTCGTGAAGCAAAAGAAACTCTTGCTGCGTTTACAATATCTAAATCTGAACCCATAACTTCAAGAATGGATACAGTACCTGCATTTAAAATCTGTCTTGTGTTCGGTGTGCTGGTCATGCCGTGAGTTTATCACGGTTTCAGCGGCTTGTGCTGTTTTTGAAAAAAATCTCTCTGATCGCACGAAGTTTCGAAAATCGTGATACACTCCCGTGTACAATGACTTATCAAGCGTGATAAGCGTTACTCGTTATTGATTTAACTTTATCACTGATACACTTTACTTATGGAAATCATTGCATTTGTAGAATCAGATGACTGCGGACCCGCAGCGATTTTAGACTCTGATTTCATTTCCATTATGAAGTGTGACGGTTTTTACTTAGGAGCAACAAGGTGTGTTTTTAGAGGCACACCTATTACCTGCGAGCTATCTGAAGAAGATGCTATGAAATTAATGGCAAAAGGTGTCAACTGTATCGAATTAGAAAGCTATACTAAGTAGTCGGTCTTATGAAAAAGATTAGTTGGTTCACACCAAGTAACGTAGATGAAAGCGGCGAACTCTGGTACAGCCAGGGTTATTCGAATGCCGCTTTAGAAACTATACGTGCTTTACAACAAAAACAAGTCGGTGTTTTCTATAACCGTAGAGATATTCCTTTCCACGTAAACTTTTGTCAGCCTATCTACTATCAGCTTAACAGAAGTTACACTGTAGGATACACTCCCTGGGAAAGCACTAGGGTTCCGTCTACATGGCGTACACCTATGTCTGAGTGTGATGAAATCTGGGCTACCTCAGAGTTTGTTAAGTCTGTTTACGAAAAGAATAACATTCATCACAATATTTATGTTATTCCTCATGGCATCTCACCAGAGTTTGAAATTCTTGACAGAGAACTCACCGGCAAGTTTAACTTTCTTCATATCGGTGGAGAGTCAAAACGTAAGAATGCTCAACTTGTTGTCGATGCTTTTTTAGAGTTATACGATGGCCAGTCAGAATATCAACTTATTCTGAAGTATAACAAGTTTTGTGATGCAGATGCTTATGTCAATGGCAAAGTCATGCCAGCTCATAATCATCCACAAATTATTGCTATACCAAACTCTTTAGATACATACGAAATGGTGCAGCTTTATCATAAATGTCACTGCATGGTTTATCCAACAAGCGGAGAAGGTTTTGGTATGATTCCGTTTGAAGCTATCGCTACAGGTATGCCGACAATTGCAACCAATCTTACAGGTACAGCGGACTTTGCAGAAATGTCAATTCCTCTACCAGCCGAGTGGGGTGATGCTCCATTGCAAAGTCATCTTTATGCTTGTGATGCTGGCGAGTGGGCGATCCCAAGTTATGATGACTTGGTTGATCTGATGGAGCACGTTGTCGATGAGTATGAAATGTTTAAGCGGTACACGCTAAATTCCGCAAGAATCATCCATTCGGAATGGTCGTGGTCGGCTACGGCTGATAAGATCATCTCCCGACTGGAAGAATTCGAAGAAAGTTTCTAATACTCCCAAGCACCTTTTCTTTATTTCAAAAATCCCAGTTGATACGATAGTTGTCTATCATTTTTAAGGAGGCTATATGGAAAACGTAATTACACCTGAGTTTGTGGCTCAGTATACTGGCAAGACTCCACCTTGGGGTTTTAACGGTATGGGCGAGATTGTTTATCGCCGCACCTATTCAAGAGACATTGAGGCTCTTGGTAGAAAGGAATATTGGTTTGAGACGATTGCTAGAGCAATTAACGGTGCTCAAGAGATTGGTGCTGAATATACTAAAGAAGAGGCGGAGCGTTTATTTGATTACATCTTCAACCTTAAGGGCATTTTTGCTGGCCGTGCCCTATGGCAGTTGGGAACCCCGCTTGTTCGCCAGATGAGCGGTGTGTCTTTGGTTAACTGCTGGATGACAACTATCTCAAAGGTAGAAGATTTTCAGTTCCTCATGGACCACCTGATGGTTGGTGGCGGTGTTGGGTTCACCGTAGAGCGTGCTGTTGTTCATGATCTTCCAAAGGTCAAGGGTGTCGGTGTAATTGCTCACCAAAAGACTAATGACGCTGACTTTATTGTCCCAGATTCTCGTCAGGGCTGGTCTGCTCTTCTTGGTAAGGTACTGGATAGTTATTTCCATACTGGTGAGTCCTTTACTTACAGTACTGTTCTTATTCGTGGCTACGGTGCTCCACTAAAGACTTTTGGTGGTACAGCATCTGGCCCAGAAATTCTTATCGAAGGCATCAATGATATTTGCAAGATTCTTGATGGGCGTATTGGTAAGAAGATTCGTTCTGTAGATGCTTTGGATATCTGCAATGTTATTGGAAAGATTGTTGTCGCTGGTTCTGCTCGTCGTTCAGCGCAGATTGCAATTGGTGATCCTGATGACTTCTTGTATCTTCGTGCTAAGAACTGGGGCAAGGGTGACATTCCTGCATGGCGTGGCAACTCTAACAACTCTATCTTTGCTGATTCTTATGATGAAATTATTGACGAATTCTGGAAGGGGTATGATGGCACAGGTGAGCCTTACGGACTTATTAATCGTGACCTTATTCGCAAGACTGGTCGTCTGGGCGAAAAGATTAATGACAAGCATGTAATTGGTACAAATCCATGTGGTGAGATTGGGCTTGAAGATGGTGAGCCTTGCAACCTTGCTGAAATCTTTTTGCCTAACATTGAAAGCAAAGAAGAGCTGTTTGATCTTAGCCGCCTGCTGTACAAGACTCAGAAGGCTATTACAAGCTTAGACTATCCTTACGCCAAGTCGCAGGCTGTGATTACTAGGAACCGCCGTCTCGGTCAAGGCGTTACGGGCTGGCTTCAGGCTACCGAAGAGCAACTGTCTTGGGTGGGTGAGTGCTACGAGCAACTGCGTGCCTTTGACAAAGAGTGGTCGGGCGAGCAGGGGATTAACCCATCAATTAAGTTGACCACTGTTAAGCCGTCAGGAACTCTTAGTCTGCTTGCCGGTGTAACGCCAGGAATTCACCCCGCCTACTCCCAGCATTACATTCGTCGTGTACGCATGGGTAGTGCTGATCCTCTTGTTAACTATTGCCGTGACAAGGGTTATGATGTTCAGTACGATGTTGGTCTTGATGGTAAAGAAAATCATACTGTTTGTGTTGTTTCTTTCCCATGCGAGACACCAGAGCACGCAACTCTTGCTAAGGATTTAACTGCGGTCCAGCAGTTGGAGTGGGTTGTTAAGGCTCAGTCTGAGTGGGCTGACAATAACGTTTCTGTAACAGTTTATTACCGCAAGGAAGAACTTGCAGAGATTCAGGAGTGGATGAAAAAGAACTACAAGAATAAGCTCAAGTCTGTTTCTTTCCTTCTCCATAGCGATCACGGTTTTGCTCTTGCTCCATACGAAGAGATTGATGCTGATGCTTACAACAAGTTGAAGTCAAAGATTAAAGAAGTCACATTCGTAGATCAAATCAACGAGTACGCTCTTGAAGATCTTGAGTGTGAAGGTGGAGCCTGTCCAATTAGGTGAGGTTTATCGGGGGTAGCTCAGCAGGCAGAGCGGTTGACTGTTAATCAATTGGTCGCAGGTTCGAACCCTGCCCCCCGAGCAACTGGCGAAAAGCGTACCGCACTGGTACGCTTTTTGTCATTTACCTATGCTTTTGTACCCAGTCTGGTGTATGATATCTAGGATGATTGACGATTACGTAAAGAAAAAGGACCTATATGTCCCAGAGAGGGCTTTCGGTGTCTGTATCTGGATTATGTCAGATGGTAAGCCGCTCTCAGACGGTGACGGTGTTCTTTGCGCTGAAGGCGTAATGAACGACAAAGAGGTTGAAAGACAGGTCGCTCAGGCTGCTAAATATTGGACTGGGAGTGACGAAGGTTACACGACATGGGTTGGTGGGGCCAGAAAAGTCTCTGCTTCAGAGCAGGAAGACCAGAGAGAACGATTTGAGCAGGGTTTGAATCCTGATCCTTATGAAGACGTTATTGAAGCGGCTGTCAGAAAGGAACTAAATAGGAGAGGTCGATGAGATCAAATATGAATCATATTGAAGAAGAAGAGAACTCAGAAGTTTTTCTTGATGATGTTAGTTACTCGCAGGTTGTAACAAAGAAGGTTACTGATGATCCTTTTAAGAAAGTTAAGTATTCTTCTCTTTCATCAAGGATGAAGCGTAAGGCTACTCGTCTTGCTAAGAAGTACGAAGGTGTTGATGAGACCTCCACCAAGTACATTGATCCAGAAGAACTTGATGGCTATTCGCTATATGATGTTGTAACCCCTCCTTATGATTTAGACACTCTTGCTGAACTTTATGATTCAAGCGCAATTCATAATGCCGCCATCAACGCTAGAGTAATGAACACGGTCGGGTTGGGCTATGGCTTCCCAGAAACTCTAAAGTCAAGAAGAAGACTTGAGAAGGCTCAAGGTAATCCTGATCGTGTCGCTAGAGTTAGAAAAGCTATTCAGGATGCCCGACAGGATCTTGAAACTAAGTTTGAAGACTTTAATGAAGAAGAGACATTTATTGAGACAATGGTTCGTGTCTGGTTAGATGTTTTAACTACCGGTAATGGCTACCTTGAGATTGGTAGAAACAATTCTGGTGAGATTGGGTATATTGGACATATACCAGCAACTCTGATGAGAGTTCGCCGTCATCGTGACGGCTACGTACAGATCGCTAAAAGCAACAAGATTCAAGCGGTGTTCTTTAGGAACTTTCAAGACGCCGAAATGGAAGATCCGATCAACTCGGACCCCAAACCAAATGAAGTAATTCACTTTAAGACATACTCTCCCAACAACACTTATTATGGCATTCCGTCATCTGTTTCTGCGGCTGCTGCAATTGTTGGTGATAAATTTGCTAAAGAGTACAACATTGATTACTTCGAAAACAAAGCAATCCCTCGTTATGCAATTATTGTTAAAGGCGCAAAACTCAGCCAGCGCTCAAAGCAAGAACTTGTTAACTATTTCCGTCAAGAAGTTAAGGGACGAAATCACGGAACCTTAATCGTTCCTCTCCCAGCTTCGTTGGGTGGAGATAGTGATATCAAGTTTGAGAAGCTTGAGGCTGGCATTCAGGACGCATCGTTTGACAAATACCGCAAGTCAAATAGGGACGAGATTCTTGTTGCCAACAGGGTTCCCGCCCCGAAGGTAGGTGTTTATGATAATGCTAACCTTGCGGTTTCTAGAGATGCTGACAAGACGTTCAAGACTCAGGTTATTGGGCCGGATCAATCTGTTATTGAGAAAAAAGTTAACAGACTTATTGCTGAATTCACGGACCTAGTAACAATTAAGTTTAACCGCATTGACCTTATTGACGAAGACATTCAGTCAAGAATTTACGACAGGTACCTAAGGACCGAGGTTGTTAGCCCGAACGAAGTTCGTAATGAACTTGGTCTACCTGAGCGTGAAGAGGGAGATGAGATGCTTCCGTTCCCAACAAAGCTAAAAGCAATGCAGGCTGATAAGGGACCAGGAGCACCTGAGGGTAATAGTAATAACGAATCCGCAGTGCCGAGAAAGGCCAGAGCGGACACGCCGGAAGGTTCTACCGATCCTAGAGATGCTGGTGATCAGGCTGAGCGTGGAGAGAATCAAGATAATGGAGGAAATAATGATTGACGGACATATTGTCTACTCAAATACAAGTTTGGAAGATACTGATGGTGAAGTTTCTATTTCTCATCATACTTATGCAATCTACATTGTTAATGTAGATACGACTCATTGGATTGAAGTTAAATTGAATGGGAAGCATTCGATTATGGTGCCTGATGCGCAGTCTCATGTTCACAACTATATCGAAATTCCGGGCGACTACAATACCATTGAAGTTGTCACGGCTAGCTCAGAGATTGCCGTTTATGCTATAGGCTGATCACTGATAAACTTAATTTAGAGGTTTAGTGATGGCTGCTGAAAGAAACATATCTATTTATCAAGGAGATACTTATACCCATGATGTGACAATTGCTGACTCATCAAATTCAGCAATTGACATCAGCGGTAGAACGTATGCTGCTCAAATAAGACCTTTTGCTGGTTCATCTGACATTACTGCTACATTTACTACAAGTATTGTCTCGGCTGCGGATGGTCAAATGAGATTTAGTTTAAGTCCTACTCAAACAGCAAACATTAGTGCTGGTATCTACACCTATGATCTTCAAGAAACAAATGGATCAATTGTTCTAACAATTATGTCGGGAACAGTTACCGTTACGGCTGAGGTAACAAGGTGAGTGCTCAAACAACTAGTGTTACAGTCTATGCTTCTGATTCAACAACTTTAACCGTTGCACCTTCAGAGTCAACTGGTTTATCAATTAGAGCTGGTGACGCAAGTTTAATTTCTGTTTCTGGGGACACTTCTACAACTGTTTCTATTTCAAATACTCAATCTACGGCTGTGTCTGTTGTTGATTCGCAGTCAACAGCTGTAACATACGCAAACGCTGAGGCAACTATATTGCAAGCGGCCCCAGCGACAATTAGTTTAGACTCAAGTATTCAGTTGTCTAGTGACACTCCGCTTGAGTTATCGAATACAGGTTCTGCTGGTACAAGTCTTTTGGCATCAAGAGCAGACCACAGGCATCCTTCGACGGGGATGTTTTTAAATGGGGGTAATTTCTAATGTCGAATACGATTCGTATTAAAAGGAGGGCATCGGGTAGTTCAGGTTCCCCGTCAAGCCTTAAAAATGCTGAATTAGCATTTAACGAAGTAGACAATACTTTGTATTATGGTACAGGTACAGATGTCAATGGTGATGCTACAACTATCATTTCTATTGGTGGTAGCGGTGCTTTCACAACTCTGACGAGTAATCAAACAATTTCTGGCAATAAGACCTTTAGTGGCACCGTGGCCTTAGGTTCGTCAGCAACAGCTGCAACAAAGTCTGCAAGCGATAACTCCACTTCTGTTGCCACAACTGCTTATGTTGATGCCGCTGTCGCTGGCGTTGGTGGATCTTTAACAATTGCTGCCGATTCTGGTGCTGATGATACTGTTACTGTTGGAACCGATACTTTAACTTTTGCCGGTGATACTGGAATCACAACTACGGTTTCTAATAATCAGATTAGCGTTGATCTTGATGACACAGCCGTGTCGGCTGCTTCTTACGGCTCCGCTTCCGCCGTTCCAACTTTCACCGTCGATGCTCAGGGTCGTTTGACTGCTGCTTCTGATACCAATATTGCAATTTCAACTTCTGCTGTAAGTGGCTTGCAAGAGTATGTTGAAGATACTGCCTCTACAATGATTACTGGTGCGACTCATTCTGGTATTGCAACTACTTATGATGATACTGCTGGAACGCTCGCTTTTAATGTCGATGATTTCACATTGACTCTTGCGGGTGATTTGAGTGGTAGCGCAACTGTAACAAACCTTGGTGATGCTACTTTGACTGCTACTATTGCTCCGAACTCGGTCGCTCTTGGTACAGATACCACCGGTAATTATATGACTGATGTTTCTGCTGGTACTGGCATATCGGTTTCTCATGTTGCTGGTGAAGGTTCTACTGCAACTATTACAAACTCTGGTGTAACTTCAATCTCTGGTACTACAAATAAAATTGTTGCTGATGCATCAACTGGTGCGGTCACGCTAACCCTCCCAGACGATGTTTCTATTGTTCAAGATGCAACTGTCGGCAGAAACTTAACAGTAACTGGAAACCTAACCGTAAACGGTGATACTGTGACCGTTAACACTTCAACTTTAGTTGTCGAAGATAAAAATATTCAACTCGCTAACACCGCCAGCCCGTCAGACTCTTCTGCTGATGGTGGTGGTATCACTCTTCTCGGTACAAGCAATAAGACTTTTAACTGGGTTAATTCTACTGATTCTTGGACATCATCTGAGCACATTGATCTTGCTAGCGGCAAAGAAATTAAAATTGCTGGCACAAAAGTTTTAGACGGCTCAAGCCTTGGTACAGGTATTACTGCTTCAAGTTTGACTAGTCTTGGAACAATTTCTACTGGTGTCTGGCAAGGTACTGCTGTAGCTGTTGCTTATGGTGGTACTGGAGCGACTGATGCTACTAATGCAAGAAATAATTTAGGTCTTGCAATTGGAACAAATGTTCAAGCCTATAGTGCAGACCTTGCTGCAATCGCTGGTCTAACTTCTGCCGCAGATAGGCTTCCATACTATACTGGTTCTGGATCTGCCGCTCTAGCAACATTCACCTCGTTTGCTAGAACTCTTGTTGATGATGCTGATGCCGCTACTGCCAGAACGACCCTTGGGCTTGGAACAATGGCAACTCAAGCAGCCAGCAGCGTTGCTATTACAGGCGGAAGTATTGATGGTGTAACCTTTGATGGAGGAACTTTCTGAGGTAGCTGAATGGCTAATACTATTAAAATAAAAAGATCCGGCACTCAGTTTGATACTCCTTCAAGTTTGGAGTATGGCGAACTTGCTATAAATTATTATGACGGGTTTTTATTTTACAAAGACAGTAATGGCGATATTCAATACTTTATTGCTGACACCGGTTCTTTCGGTTCCTCGTCGGCGTCTTCAGATGACAACCAAGTTCTTCAGTGGATGGGAATTTAGTTTATACAAAATAAACATTTTTGTGGTATCCTTGGTTTACTATGGAAGATCTTAACCTTTCGTTTCCTATTGATATGATCAAGAGGGAGCAGCGTATCGTCGTAGGTATTGCTACGGCTGACAATGTTGATAAGGCCGGTGATCTGATTGAGTTCGGTGCCTCTATGGAGGCATTTAAGAACTGGACTGGAAACATTCGTGAAATGCACGCACCTATTGCTGTAGGTAAAGCTATTAAGTATGAGCCGGTTAAGATCAAAGGTGCTGATGGTGAACAATACAACGCTATCAAAGTAGAAGCATATATTTCTAAGGGTGCTCAAGATACTTGGGAGAAAGTTCTTGACGGCACCCTTCGTTCTTTTTCTGTGGGCGGTAAGATTCTTGAGAAGTCTATTGATACCGAGAAAATGTTTAGAGGTCGCCCAGTTTCTGTAATCAAGAAGTATGAACTTGGTGAGTTGAGTCTTGTTGATAACCCTGGCAATGCCGAAGCGGTTATTGATATTGTAAAGAGAGATTCTGCCACAGATGAACTTGATTACATTCTTAAGATTGACTGTGCTGATATTAATCTGACTATTCCTAAGTCGGTGCAGAGAATGGCCCAAGTCGGGCTTGATCAAAGAAGAGAGCATGGTCGTGGTGGTACGAGTGTCGGCATGGGTTCCGCACGCAGGCTGGCTAGAGGGGGAACCGTATCACCAGAATTCGTTAGAAAGGTTGCTCGTTATTTTCCGAGACATGCCGTTGACCTTAAGGCCGAGGGCGCTGATCCGGGCGATAAAGGCTACCCTTCTAATGGCAGGATCGCTTGGAACCTGTGGGGTGGAACTCCTGGTTGGGTCTGGGCAAGATCAAAGGTCCGTCAATTAGACAACTGTACTAAGAAATTTGACGAGACTGACTTTGAAAAAGAAATTGCATGTTCATGCGGTTGCGGGACCTGCAATGATGATATGATTAAGGAGTTCACCGATATGGATAAACTATTGGAACAAGTTCTTAATGAAGAGGGTCAAACCTTGGAAGACGTAGAGAAGACTTTGCAGATTGATGAAAATTATGCTAAGGTATCTCAGATGGATACGTCTGCCGATATGAAACTCTCTTTGTTAAAGAGATTCGTCAACTGGCTAACAGTTGAGGATGAGGCAGTCGTAGAAAAGTCTGTCGATATTGAAGCAGCTTCAACTGAATCTGAGGTTGAAGCGGATAACGATCAAATGGAGGATCAAATGGACATTGAAATTCTAAAGGATGCTCTTAACTCCGTATTCGATCAGAAGATGACCGAGTTCGCCGCTTCTCTAAAGGAAGAGGTTGAGGCTTCGGTTGATTCGAAGATTGATGAAGTGACTAAGAGCGCAGATGCCCAGCGTGAGGAACTTGAGCAGAAGCTTGCTGCTGCCGAGACCGCTCTCGCTGAGCAGACTGAGAAGGTAGAGGCTTTTGCCGCTGCCGGTGCAGTCAAGAAGAGCGTCGATCCAGACGACGATGAGGATGGCGAGGACGAACTTGTTAAGTCGGCCCCAACGTCCTTCTGGAGCAACATTTATCTGCCACAAGAGCTAGTCAAGGCTCTAGGCTATGAGTCGTGATTAGGAGGAATATATAACATGGCAACTCAAGAAGAAATTCTATCGAAGGCTAACGAAGTAACCACCTCCGTTGTTGGTGGTGCTTCTGGCGGTCTTCTTAACGCTGAGCAGGCTAATCGTTTCCTAGATTTTGTGGTCGATCAGTCCGTTCTAATGCAAAACAGCCGAGTTGTCCGTATGCGTGCATCAAGCATGGATATTGACAAGCTTTCGGTTGGTACTCGCCTCATGCAGAAGGCTACTGAGGCAACTGACGACGGCTCCAACGCCGCCGTAACCTTCTCGAAGGTTTCACTCTCCAGCGTCAAGCTCCGTCTTGACTGGGAGATTTCAACTGAGTCCCTTGAGGACAACATTGAGGGTGCCTCGCTTGAGGATCACATTGCTCAGGTCATGGCTCGCCAGACCGCTAACGATCTTGATGATCTTCTCATCAACGGCAACACCTCATCGTCCAACGGGCTTCTTAAGGCTCTTGACGGTTTCGTCAAGCTTGCCCTCGCTTCAGGTACCACTGTTGACGAGGCTGGTGACAATGTTTCGCGTTCGGTTTTCGACCGTGTTCTTCGTAACCTTCCCAACAAGTACCTACAGCGTCGTAACGAACTAAGGTTCTTCACCGGTCCAGGTGTTGTTCAGGATGCCATCTACTCGCTTGGCAACCCGAACTCCGCCACTGAGGCTTCTGCTGGTGCTCCAAGCCCCGGCTCAACCACTGGCGACCTTGCTTTCCTTCAGGGAGCAATGCGTGCCAATGGTGGTGCTGGTGCCACTGGTCTCTCGCCGTTCGGTATCCCACTCGTTGAGGTTCCGCTCATGCCAGAGACTGTCACCGGTGACTACTCAGGTGCCGCTGGTTCGCACGGTTACGTGGAACTCACCTTCCCGAACAACCGTGTTGTCGGTCTACACCGTGACATCACTGTGTACCGTCAGTTCCAGCCGAAGACTGACACCATCGAGTACACGCAGTACATGCGCCTTGCTTGCAACATTGAGAACGCTGACTCTTACGTCATCGCTAAGAATGTTAAGCTTCGTAGCGCCTGATCTTAGGACTGTTGTAGTTACATTCCTAACATATGGAGAGCCGGGGAGAAATCCCCGGCTCTTCTGTTGTTATAACTAAACTTATGATAATATTTAGTAGTATGAATGAGAATGTAGTGACATCAGATGCTGTCGCCCCTAAGAAGGCTCCAGCGAAGAAGGCGGCGGCTAAGAAGGCTGCTCCGAAAAAGACTGCTCCTAAGAAGGCAGAATTCAAAGAGGACGCAAAAGACGGTGACGGCGACGGCTTTGTTCAAGATGGAACAGAGCATGAGCGTCCAGTGGAAGAGCCTAAGGCTAAGAAGTCTCCTGTAAAGAAGGCTTCTGTTTCAAAGGCTTCTTCTGGAAAGAAGTTTATTTACTTTGATACGGGTACTGCTTATGTGACTAAGGATGGCACTCGTTTCACAAGAGAAAATAGAATTTATGAGATTGATGAGGAAGAAGCCGACTTCTTGCTCACACTCGATAACTTTAGGCTTCCAGATCAACTGGAACTTGAAGATCATTATAAGGAGAATAACTAATGGCTGGAAACTTAAGTAATTACCTTGAGAACAAGCTTCTTGACCACTTCCTAGCAACTACTGCTTACACTGCACCATCTAATGTTTATGTTGCACTTATGACTGTTGCTGAGGATGATACTGGTACTGCCGGTACTGAGGTTACTGGTGGGTCGTATGCTCGTCAGTCGGCTACTTTTGATAGCGCTGCTAGTGGTGCCACTCAGAACAGCGGAAATATTGACTTTACTGGTATGCCTGCTTGCACTGTTGTTGGTATTGCAATTTATGATGCCAGCACCTCTGGCAACCTGCTTGTTCATGGAACTTTGACTGCTAACAAGTCATTGGATGCCGGTGACACTCTTCGTATTGCCACTGGTGACCTTGACATTAGCATTAACTAATAGGAGGCAATAGTGGAGCGCAGAGAGTTTGCTGGTGCCGTAGTCGAAACTACATTATCGTCCGGCATATCAAATACTGACACAACTATTCCTGTCGTTGATGGTTCCACCTTTCCTACCGGTTCTTCAGGGAATCCTTTTGTAATAGTTATTAGTAGAGGTTCTGCTAGTGAGGAGAAAGTTTTGTGTAGTTCAAGATCAGGTAACTCAATCACAGTTTCGTCTAGGGGTTATGACGGCCCTTCGGCAAGTTCTCATTTATCGGGGGCAACTGTAAATCATGTTCTTGACGCTACCGCTGTTCAGGATATGAACACAACAACTTACGATAATCATGTTTTATCGTGGATGGGGGTTTAATAAATGGCTTTAACACCTAAGAGACTGTATACAGGGAACGATACGGCTAGCACAGTCTATACCGCTCCTTCCGCCGCAGGCAGTTACTCTATTATTAAGACAATTAGCATTTGTAATACTACGACAACTGCTAAGACGGTTAGTATTAACTTGGTACCGAGCGGCGGCAGTGCTGGTGTTTCTAATAAGATAATGAGTAGTGTTGTTGTTCCTGCGAATGACACGATCTATTCAAATATGGTGTACGTTCTTAATGCGAGTGATTCAATTTATTATGATCCGCAAGATGCTAACTTGACTATGGTACTCACAGGAGTTGAATACTCAGCATGATAGGAAGGCTGGCTACCAACAATTTTAATGACCAAAGCAGAAGAATAACAACTTCTGATACTGCTCCTTCTTCCCCAGTGGTTGGTGATATTTGGTATAAGACTGATGTTGGTACCACTCTAATTTATTATGATTCAAGCTGGATTGAAATTTCTGGCGGTGGAGGAGGAGGAGGTTCTTCCTCATATACGATTACTAATAGTAGTACAGATACTGCTATACTGTTAATGGAGATTGGACCGTAATGGCTGCTGGAGATCGCACAGAAACTCGACTTATTGGACCAACTGCTGTTGGTACTACTGATACAACTTTAGGAACCGTCGCTTCAAGCCGGGTCTGGGTTGTTAAACAATTTATGATTACTAATACTAATGGTGTAGATGCTTGGGTAACTATTGCTCTCGGATCTACCGGTACAGCAAGTAACGCTATTTTCTATCAGCTTCCTATTGCTGCTAACGATACTGTTGTTTTTGATACCGCTTTGGTTGCAACTGCTGCTGAAACTATTAATGGTATCGCTGATCGTACTGGAGTTAATGTTACTGCTGTAGGCTGGGTTAAGGAAGTCTAATGGCTATTGACGCTGCATTAGGGCGTCTTGGTATTAAACCAGGTGTCTGCACCAGCTCAACACGCCCTGCGAACCCTTTTGAGGGTCAGGTTATTTACGAGACTGATACGAATAACATTCGTTTCTGGTCTGGTTCTGCGTGGGAAAGCAATAAGGGCGGGATCGTTTCTTCTTCTGCTCCTACTGGGGCGGCTGCTGGGGATATTTGGTATGACTCTGATGATGGTCGTACTTATATTTATTATGATGATGGTTCCTCTCAGCAGTGGGTTGAGTTTGGTGCTCCCCCGGTTCAGCACGGCAAGATTTTGCAGGTTGTGTCCACCACCAAGACCGACGCATTCAGCACAACCTCAACATCGCTTGTGGACATCACCGGTCTAAGCGCTGCTATCACGCCATCATCCACATCCAGCAAGGTGCTTGTAATCGCTAATTCAAACATGGCTCACGGGTCAACCGCAGGCGAAATCCTCCAGTTAGTCAGAGACTCAACCAACCTCTGTGTATCAACTGCCGGATCAATCCTCAATGGCACCCATTCTTCGAACATTTACAATGCATCCAACAACCAAAGCGAACCGATCGCTTTCTCATTTCTTGACAGTCCAGCCACAACGTCCGCAACGACCTACAAACTGCAAGTTCGGACTGCAACCGGCACCGTGTACGTGAACCGGAACGGCGGTGGTACCTACGCATCAACATCTACCCTCACCGTTATGGAGGTGGCCGCATGACCGACTACGCTGTCGTTCTAAGTGAGAACTATCCTGACGCTGAGTGGACGTTGGACGGTGACACCTACGACGGGCTGACATGGCTGTCGGATACGCCGAAACCGTCGCAGGCTGATCTGGATGCGGCATGGCCCGCTGTTCAGCAGGCACGTATTGACGCTCAAGTAGCCAAGCAAGCCACAAAACAGTCGGCTATAGATAAACTTGCTGCCCTTGGTTTAACTGTTGATGAGATTCGTGAAGCGTTCGGGTTGGAGGGGTCATAATGCCTTTATCTTTCCCTGACGCCCCCTCAGTA